ATATGTTGCAATTTGTTGTTTCTGTTAAAGATCGTGCTGCCGATGTTTTCAATCGCCCGTTCTTTGTTCCTCACCGCAATGTTGCGGTTCGTGATTTTACCGATGAGGTAAATCGTTCTGCTCCGGATAATGCTCTTAATAAGCATCCGGATGATTTTGATTTGTACATTCTTGGTACTTTCGATGATAATTCTGGTGTGTTTGTGATGGAAGATATCCCTACCGTGCTTGTTCGCGCTAAGGATGTTTTGATTTCAAACGCAGTTGCTAACGTTTGATCCTTGCACCCCCTCGGGGGTGCTTTTTTTTAACTTTTTGGAGAATTTATGTTTCACAACCAGTCTGCAAGTGCTCATAATTTTGCAATGGTTCCTGCTGCCGAGATTCCTCGGTCTCGTTTTCAGATGCAAAAGACTTTGAAAACTACTTTCGATGCAGGTTATCTTGTTCCTATTATGTGTGAGGAGGTTCTTCCTGGTGACACGTTTAATGTCTCTGCTACGTTGTTCGGTCGATTGGCTACCCCCACTTTTCCGGTTATGGATAATCTCTATATCGACACGCAGTTTTTCTTTGTACCTAATCGTTTGGTCTGGAACAATTGGGTTAAGTTTATGGGGGAGCAGGATAACCCTTCCGATAGTATTTCCTACTCTGTACCTCAACAGGTTTCCCCAGCTGGGGGTTATGCAGTTGGATCGTTGCAGGACTATCTTGGGTTGCCTACTGTCGGACAGGTGGGCGCTGGTAATACGGTTTCACACTCTGCGTTGCCTGTTAGAGCCTGCAACCTCATCTGGAACCAGTGGTACCGAGATGAAAACCTTCAAAACTCAGTGACTGTTGATAAAGGCGATGGTCCTGATACTTCTCCGTCTACTAACTATGTTCTTATGCGGCGTGGTAAGCGGCATGATTACTTTACTTCAGCTTTGCCTTGGCCTCAAAAAGGCGGTACTGCTGTAACTGTTCCTATTGGTACCAGTGCACCTATTAAGATTGGTGGTCCTTCTATTGCAGCTGGTGCTTACAACGCTTATACGTCTGGCGGCGTCGCCTCTACTGCTAATATTTTTTCTTCTGCTTATCCTCTTTATGCTGATTTGAGCCAGGCTACTGCTGCTACTATTAATCAGTTGCGTCAGTCTTTCCAGATTCAAAAGCTGCTTGAGCGTGATGCCCGCGGTGGTACTCGTTATACCGAGATCATTCGTAGTCATTTTGGAGTTCAGTCACCTGATGCAAGGCTTCAGAGGCCTGAATATTTGGGTGGTGGTTCTTCTCTTATTTCTATTTCACCCGTTCAACAAACTTCTGCGACTGGAGTCTCAGGTGGAACCACTCCCATCGGTAATCTTGCTGCTTTTGGCACATTTCTTCATCAGGGACATGGCTTTACGTATAGTAGCGTTGAGCATGGCCATATTATTGGCTTTGCTAGTGTTCGTGCTGACCTGACTTATCAGCAAGGTCTACGTAAGCTTTGGTCTCGTTCTACTCGTTACGATTATTATTTCCCTGCTTTTGCAATGCTTGGAGAACAAGCAATTCTTAATAAGGAGATTTATTGTGATGGATCTGCAAACGACAATAACGTTTTCGGTTATCAAGAGCGGTGGGCTGAGTTACGTTACAACCCTTCCCAGATCACGGGTTTGTTTAAATCGACATCTTCTGGCACTATTGATGCATGGCATTATTCCCAGAAGTTTACGTCGCTACCTACGTTGAATAATACGTTTATTCAGGATATTCCGCCTTTGGCTCGTAACTTGGCTGTTGGTACTGCCGCTAATGGTCAGCAGTTGTTGTTGGATGCATTTTTTAACATTACTGCTGCTCGTCCGTTGCCGATGTATTCTGTGCCTGGTTTGATTGACCATTTCTGATTATGTCTATTTGGTCCGCTGTTGGTGCTGCAGCCGGTTACTATTTTGGTGGTCCGGCTGGTGCTATGGTTGGAGCTAATATTGGTGGCGGCATTGACCGTAATAATGCTGCTGCCAATTCTGCACAACAAGCACAAGATTTTTCTGCTCAGCAATATGCTTCTCGTTATCAGACACAAGTTAAGGATATGGAAGCTGCTGGGTTGAATCCTATGCTTGCTTATATGCAAGCACCCGGTAACGCCCCTCAAGGCGTTACTTATCAGCCTACTAATCCTTTTGAACGTACTGCTTCTGATTACAGTTCTGCTTATAACGTTCATCGTGTTGGTGAAAATATTGAGGCTGATACTGAGCAAAAGTCTTCTCAAATTCGTTTGAATGAAGCCCAGACTGAACAGGTCAATAAAGTAACTGAAAAAATTGGTCAGGAAATTAACAATTTGCAAACCGATAACGATCGTGTGAAAGCTCTTATTGACAATCTTCGTGAGGAAAAGCAAAACCTTATGAAGACAGGCTGGAATCTTACTGAACAGGGTAACGTACTTCGTGCAACTGTTTCTAAGTTACTTGAGGAAGTTCCTTGGCTTCGTACTGATGCTGCTTTGAAAGAGATGAATATGCAGCTTATCGATATTGAGCGTCAACTTCGTGGTCTGGATTTAGAGTCCGCCAAGAAGTTTGATAATCTTGGTAGAGACGTTGCCCAGGCTCGTCCACTTCTTGAGATGGCTATTGAAGTATTCAAAGCTTCTCGTCCTCGTGGTGGTGGTATCACAATTAATAAATAAAGGATTTTTATGTCTGATGATGATGAACTTGCTGAGCTTTTTAAGCGTTTTACTCGACTTCGTCGTTCTCTTGTTTGTATTCAAGCTGAGCTTGATAATGTTCGTGAACTTATTCGTTTAAAGGAATTCAAATGAAATCTGTTTTTTTGCGTACTCCATATAACTATGACACTAATAAAGCTAGCGATGAAGCTGGATTGCAGTGTTTGGATGCTTCTCTTACCCAGCAGCAATTTAAGGAAGAAGCTGACATTAATACGATTGTTGATCGTTTTTTGAAGTCAGGTGTTCTTCCTAATGCTGTTTCTATGCCTCAGTATGTTGATTACGAGGGTGTTTTTGATTTTCAGTCTGCTATGAATGTTGTTCGCCAGGCTGACGAAAACTTTATGCGTTTGGATGCAAAAGTTCGTTCTCGCTTTAATAATTCTCCTCAAGAGTTTTTGGAGTTTTTTGCCAATCCTGACAATACCGAAGAAGCTGTTCGTCTTGGATTGGCTATTCCTAAGCCCTCTACTGTCGCTAAAGCGACAGTAGAGGATACGCCGTCTAAGGCGGAATGACGTAACATGGGCACAGTTTCTTACTTGATGTAACTGTGCCCATTGACACCAATCCTCTAGGAGAATCAACATGAAACCTTTGTCTCGTAAGCCTGTCCATAAGCATGCTTCTGCTGCTTATTTCCGTCATAACGTTGGCCGTACCAAGCTGGTTAATCTCACTGCAGCTCCGATGCGTGGTGGTATTCGCCTTTAAGGTATTGTGTGTATTGCCCTTTGGACTCATCCAACCCATGGACCGTTGAAATGCGGTTCTTGCGTGGAGTGTCGTCTTGCTTACTCTCGGGAGTGGGCTATCAGGATTACTCACGAGCAGATGATGCACGCGGAGTCTTGTATGCTCAACCTTACGTATGACGACGACCATCTACCTGAACATGGACAGTTGTGGAAAGATGATCTCCAACGTTTTTTTAAGCGCTTGCGCAAGAACTTTAAATTTCGTTACGTAGCTAGTGGAGAATACGGTGAAAAAACCCGACGTCCTCACTTTCATATTGCGTTGTTTGGAGTGGACTTTAATCATGATCGCGTGCTTTTTGGTCGTGCTTCTGGTGGTGACAGGACTTACATATCTTCTTCAGTTACTAAGCATTGGACCAAGGGTAACCACCTCATTGGAAGTCTCAATTTTGAGAGCGCTGCCTACATTGCTAGGTACATAATGAAAAAGCTCAAAGGGCCTAATGTTTCACCTCTGCCATTGGCTACAACCGATGATGGTGAAATCATTCTTCCTAATCCCGAGTTTATGATTATGAGTAAGGGTATTGGTAAAGGATGGTTCCGTGATTACTTTATGTCTGATGTGTTTCCTACTGGTTCCGTTGTGACTTCTCAAGGGTCCCAGGCTCCAGTTCCGCGTTATTACAAAACTTTGTTAAAGGAGGTAGGACATGATTTAGCTTTAGATATGCAGTTTCGCCAGTCTGCGAGAGCGGATATGGATGCTGAGCGAAATATGTATGAAAATCAGCCCATTCGTAAACTTGCGAGGAAGTCAGTAATTGATTCCCGCTTAAATCAATCAAAACGAACACTTTAGGATTAAATATGTTGCAATTTGTTGTTTCTGTTAAAGATCGTGCTGCCGATGTTTTCAATCGCCCGTTCTTTGTTCCTCACCGCAATGTTGCGGTTCGTGATTTTACCGATGAGGTAAATCGTTCTGCTCCGGA